TTGCGAAATAATACACAACACCTACACAGATTCAGAAGGTCTGACATACAACACACTAAAAAAACCAATACAATGAAAACGGCACTAATTTTATTCGCCCTGCTGAAATTTGAGGCGATGAAGTACGCCGGCGAAGTTATCCAGACTGACACCCACGAAGGCCGGGAAACGTACACAATAACCATTGAAGGAAAAGCGATAGAACACGCCTATAAAGAAGAAATAATCAACTATCTAGTAACGGATGAATTTACCTACAATGAAAATTTAACACTATTTAACAAGTAACAAAGAAAAAGTAATTTAATTTAGCAACACAAAACCAATAATTTAATCATATGAAAACAACAATTTTTATCATCATGGCAGCAATTTTATTAACTAGTTGCGCCACCACCTACAAAGTTGGAGCAAATTACCACCCCGCGAAAGTTCACAGAGCGGACGTCCACAGAAACGGCGGGTGCGCCTGGACTAAATAAAAGTAAACAATAACAATTAAATACAAAAACTTATGCCAAATCATGTTACAAACGTCCTAACAATAGAATCAGGACACGAAGAGTTTATCATGGACTTTATTAAAGGAAATGACGAGTTCATAGACTTTAACACAATCCATCCAATGCCCGAGGACCTGAGAAATACAACGAGTCCGACGCGCATAGTAACCCCCGAAGAATTCGCCAAACAAACGCCCGAAACTTTCGGCAAAGGAATTACAGAGCAAATGAGTAAAATTTTCAAAATGAAATACGGCGCTGATAATTGGTATGACTGGACAACACGCCATTGGAGTACAAAGTGGAATGCATACGACACCTGTATTACTGATGAAGGAGATATTCAGTTCAGCACCGCATGGAGTACACCCGTCTCAATAATTGAAAAGCTCAGCATATTATTTCCAGACGACGTATTCAGGGTAAAATTCGCAGACGAAGACATCGGCTATAATTGCGGAGAATACACCTACCAAAACGGAGTAATGATTGAAGCCTATGAGCCAGAATTCGGCTCAGACGAGGCAATCAAATTCGCTAAAGAATTACAAGGATTAAACTTCGAAGAAATATGACAATAAGAGAAGCCAAAGAGACGTTGAGACGCGCAGGGTACCACGTCGAATCCATGTGGCATATTGACGACGTAATGAGTAGGCATGACGTAGACTCGGAAACAGCCCACGCGATTTTGTCCGAAGCCCTGGAAATAACTTTATCAGAAACAATACAAACTATAAACACAATAGCACATGATTTTAATTTTAGATTATCAGAGCAAACTAAATGAAGTGATCCACACGCCAAAAGACATTGAATTCAGGACGTTTGAAAATCTTTGCAAAGCCCACAATCTTACATGGGCAAAAAGCGGAGACCTATACACAGCCGGTTCAATAGAAGAAAAAAAAGAAATAATACTTAAAAACAAATAAAAACAAACAACATGGGATTCTTTAGTTTCAAAACACAAGACACCGGCAAGAGCATTGCCAACACTTACAGCACACGCAAAACCTTCAAGGTATACATGCACGACGACAAGGGCAATGTATGGCAAGAGGACAACTACGAAGGCTACGGAGATTTTGGCGGCAAAGACTACTATCAACTGGTAGCCGAGATGAACGGACTCAATGACAGAAACGAGGCTATCACAAGATGCTTCGATGGTTCGAACATCAAGCACCCCAACCTGACGGAAGTTGACTCATGGACGTGGACACCAGACGCCCCAGAGGTATGTGAATTTCAAGGATACTTTTATTAAACTTAAACTTATGAAAATAGAACTCAAAAACACAACGTACAATATCGCGATGAGCGAGGAGACAATAATGTTCAGTGCCGACATCTACGTCGATGGAGTCCGCACCGCCCACGTCCGTAACTATGGGACTGGCGGATGCAACTGCATACACGAGTACGAGGGCATGAGGGAGAGGCTAGAGGCTGCCGAAAGGTTTTGCCTCGAGATGCCGCCCGCGAATTACATGGACTATAGCATTGTTGATGAACTATTGCACAAACACATGATACTAACACAAATAATATGAAATACATTGTAACCGAGCGCATTGAAAGGGAGATTTCAATCGACGCACCAAAATTCTACAAAAGAGACTATCATTTGTACGCGGCTTACAAAGCAGTTATCCCGCACGGCGAGGAAGTAACAATCATTTCCATCAGCACATCAGGACAAACTAAATCCTTCTTTTTGAGCAAAAGAACAGATAAGTTCATTGACCATGAGACCACGCAAGCTATGACCTCTGGAGACTATACCGAGATAACGGAAAAAGAATTCCGGGAAGAAGTCTGTGAGATAGCCGCTGGACTAACTGACAAGTTAACAGAAAAACTATGACCAAAAAACAAATGCTATGGGTTGTCGCCATTTCGGTGGCGGCAGCCCTTTTACCCTTACTAAGATGAATTTACTACATTACAAACTACTTTGCCCGCATTGCGATGATCATTTCATTTTCAAAATATGCGACAAATACGCCTGCGAGCATGGCATGGACGAGGACGGAGAATGTACGCTCTATGATGAAAAGTACGAAGAGGCAGAAAAAAGACTCTGTATTGAAGAGTGCGAAAACTGTGTCGCTTATCAAAACTTTCACGAAAAACATGGGTTATGAAACGACTGCAAACCGTCCTATTTTTTATCGCCTTACCGCTAATGTATTGGCTCGCCACATCTATATTTAAGGATAATTTAGATAAGAATAGCAATAAAATCAACAAGTTACACTAAATTTACAAAACCTATGACACGCATCTATCAAATGAATGATGGCTATGAAGTTCTGAAAGATAACGGAGAACTTTATGCAATTAAGAAAACAAACCGGTGGCACTCTAGGTTTATAGGAAAGTATAAAGACTACAAAAGCCCTGGTAAATTACTTCCTTCCATTCCCAATGAAGTCAGAGTATTATTCTATGACATCCAAAGGAATGAGAAGAAAATTGACGCAGACCGATTCTACAATAAAAAGTTCGCCTCATGCGTCCGGACAATACAAAACGAGTTAGTTGAAGTTCAATCCGACGTAGTTCACCAGGACGACGACACCTACAATTTAGTTCTATGGACTGACCATGCCGTAGTTGGTGAATACAATTACCCATCTAAAGAACACGCCATCGAAGACATTGAACTAGCAAACGACATTTCAAACCTAACAATAATCTACCAATGAATTGGAAACTAGACCAGTTGTGGAACGAGTGCGTGTACTCCCCGCAACGAGACTTACAGCCGAGGGACTACTGCTATGCCTCGGAAATCGGACAACCCCTCGTCGATAGATGGCTGAGGATGAAGGCAGTCGCGCCAACAAACCCACCCAACATCCGTTCCTTAAGAAAGTTCGAGGCGGGTAACCTTGTCGAATGGGTGGTCAGGTTCGTTCTTGAGAGGGCTGGCATAATCCAAGAGACACAAGAAAGAGTCATGCTAGAATATCCAGACCTACTTAAAGTATCAGGCAGACTCGACTTCCTTGCGGGAGGGCAAATAGACCTCGATAAAGCGACCAAAGACATATCGAAGTCCTATCTACCCGAAAGCATCCAAGCATCGTCTCTATTCATCGCTAATAAGCTATACGAGGCATACGGAGATAAGCCGTTAAGCACAAAGGTTCTTGAGGTCAAGTCTTGCTCCTCGTTTGTGATGGATATGCTTGAAAGAAACGAAAAGCCGATAAGCCACCACAGACTCCAGTTGTTTACTTACATGAAGGGATTGGGACTGTCGGGGGAACTTGCCTACATCTGCAAGGACGACCTACGGATGATATGCTTTCCACTTTATCCGTCCGAACAACTTGAGGCGGAGTACAAGAAAGACCTTGAAAAGATTACTAAATACTATCGGTCAGACGAGAGACCGCCCCTTGAGGATGAGATAACATTCGAGGACGGAAGGTTCAAGAAGAATCTGGGCATCGAGTATTCGTCATACCTTCAAATGCTATACGGATACGAGACGCCAAGAGATTACTCGGACGCGGTCAAGTCGAAGGTGGCAAGGTGGTCACGAGTAGTTTCAAGATATGCCAAGGGAGATAAAATAACAGCCAAGAACGAAGAGGTCAAGAAGGAGATTATATCCGCGGGGTATGACTGGGACTACCTCATGATTGTAGCACAACCATTAGAAGAAGAAGAAATATGAGATACGAAACATTTTTATCAATCACACTCCAACTACAAAAGGCTTGGACATTGTCTAGCGCGGCTTATGACATTGGGATAGACACAACAGAATTCACAGAACCCGAAAATCATGTCATTTACACCTTACTCAAGGAGATCATGACCGAAGAGGCTCTCGACGACTTCAGTTGGTTCATGTATGAGAAGGGTTACATCGAAGGGAAACTTAACCCAGACATGAAGTCTTGGGACAAGGACGGCAACGAGATACTCAAGACCTTTGATGAACTCTACGAGCATATTGTCAAGATGAACGGATTCAAAACCATAACAC